CACATTAGCCAAGTTTCCCGTAGGATTTGGCTTAAATGGTTCGATATCAGTTAAAACAGAAGGCCTGCTAAAACCAAATAATCGAGCAGCTCCACCCACCCCAGACGCTAGCATTTGTGTTGCTCGCGCATAAGGACGGATGAAAGGAATCTGTTCCAGCAATCCTGCAGCTTTCGCTATAGCAGTTGCCGGTTTAGATATGATCCCTTGTCCATACTCATCAGTGTTCATGGCATTTGAATTAGTTTTCTTCCTGTTATTACCATTACCTTTTTGCCTACCAGATTGCGAGTTCAAGACTTGCATCTGTTGAGCAGGTGTGGTTAAACTAGAAGGCATTGTAAGTACAATATCAGTAGCCCATAAATACATAGTGACGGTAACCGGATCGGTTCCGCCATTAGCGTGTAATAGGTTGCCAATAGACTTAACATTCAATTGTCCCATAAGCGCTGCATCGCCATTCGATAAAGACAAATAATTATCTTTCCAAAAGAACGGCATCTCCATTTCACCTCCCTCATTGGTGGATGGATTCAACCAAATATGTGGTTTCTGAGAAAAACCTACAATGTGAGCATCTTCGAGATCTGCATGATCTGCAGATAAGTCATCGAATCCACTCATTGGATTGTATGCAACGATAGCACGGCCATAGTGAAAGCCAGTGCCGGAAATAACGATCTTCATATTTAACTTATAACGTAGAAGTTCGTAATTTCCTAATTTGTCTGCTACAGTAGGGTTGCTTTGAAAGACTTGCCATGGCTTTATAAAATAATCTAAAGGTTGTCCAACGGCCCATTCACGAGCATCAGCCCGAATTGGTCTTTTCAAAAATTCACCCAGTGAAGAATCAGAAGTGGCAACAGCATCAAAAGTCGGATCCAATCCGCTATGAATATCTGTTTTCCAGCCAGCATCTTCATCTGCAAAAGCAGTGATTTGTTCGGTGTTAGTAGAAGTGGGCAGTTCTACACTTAACCCAGGTTCTGTTTCACCTGTCGAAGTATTACCTGATTGTGATTCCAATGAATCAGTATCACTGTCATGCGGAAGTAGTTTCTTTAACTTATCTAACTTCTTTTGTAACTTCTTAGTTTGCGAATATTTTCGCGCCAAATTGCATCTTAATGTTATGTTTTCAGTACGTAACATTTGAAGCTCTAAGGAAAATTGTGAGTTTAGAGGGACCTCACTAAGTCCACTTGTTTGTGTTTTAGTAATACGTAATTTACAAATAAGCTCCATATGTGTATCAGCACATGTGCTCAGAGCACCTCTTGGTGTGGTTTCAATTCCACTCTTCTAAAAAGAAGTACACTACGGGGAGTGTTCAAGTCACACGAGTTTTCTTCTACTTTGCCTTGGGCTCGGGTGTTCCCATTTGACATAAGCGAGTAACTACCTCGTGCAGGTTCTTTAGTTTTTATTGCAGGTGTCCACCACAATATCAAAAATATTTATGACTTAGCCAATTCCCACTCATTGCGTTCGCAAAAGCGGGTTAGCTGTTCGTCATACGTCATCAACGTGCCAACTAATCCCGTAAGATCAGTGGTTTGTGCGACAACGTGTAATTGTTCACGACGTTTATTGTAAAACTCGCGACCGTATTCAAAGTATTCATCCATAGCTCCAATAATTGCTTCAGCACAATGTTGTTGCTCTGTGATAACCTTTGACTCTATATGCGCATGTAAAGACTTAGAAATAGATTCTTCATCTAAACGCGCACGATAAAGCCCTAATTCATCATCCCAAATTGCATCTCTCTTAAGAAATCCAGCTTCGGAACCTTTGATAAAGGGTACGGATTTAGCTTCTTTATCAGCCATAGTGTATGTAATGCCTGCTTCGGAGAAAACCTCAGCAATACGAGTATGATTGTAAGCATCAAAGCCAGAC